GATGTTGAAGTCAAAGCCCGCGCTGGATTTCAACCGCTTGCGTACATAAAGCAATTAAAGGCTCGGACTTCTCTTTCGGGGGAATTGGGATTCGGAGTCATACGGCTAAATGGGCAGGGAGAAGATGCAGGTGAATATGCTTGTGTCATCCGATTAGCTGATCTCTTGCCACTACTCATATTAAAGTACGGACACTTAGATAAAGAACCTAAAGAGACTGACATTGAGCGATGCAGCTGTGGTTCATGGATGATTGGGAGATGCCTTACATGCCAGCCTACGATTACAAATGTGGAAGATGCGGATTAAAGAATGAGCTGCATCATGGCTGGCATGACAAGCCCACAGTTCTATGCACATATTGCAATGAACCTATGATCAAAGTGATTAGTCCAGTAGGGGCTATCTTCAAAGGTACTGGATGGGGTAAAAGTAAATAGTTATCAACACCTGTGGATAAGTAGGGGCAGAACTTCACTTCACGCTTAGTTAGGACACGAGTTATGCACATCATTGACACGCATGGTACGCTAACGGCGCAGAGCCTCTCAAAGGCTCACCGCAAGCCCCTTAGGGGCGTAGCTTGCGGGGTGCTAGTAGCTATTGGGATAGCTCTATGCATAATGCCTTATGCAGGTAGCTCTGAATCAGTGCAACAAAAAGAGTATGTAGATTACAAAACTTATGCGTTATATCTATTAGACTTTAACTATCCGGAATATAAATGCTTATTAAAGCTATATGGTAAAGAATCAGCATGGAATCCATTAGCTAGTAATGGTTCACATTATGGAATACCACAAGGTAAGAGTGAGTGGCTAAAAGACCAAGATGGTTGGACTCAAGTACAATGGGGCTTAGACTACATAGGCCATAGGTATGGTGAGCCATGTATTGCATTAGATCATTGGAGAACTAAAGGGTGGCATTGAGAGACCCAAGCCATAGAGAGCTTGGATTACAGAAGTGGAAAGACCAGCGCATTAGAGTATTAAAGCGTGATGGTTACATCTGTGCATACTGTGGTCAAGAAGCTAATCAAGTAGATCATGTAATCAGTCGCAAAGATGGTGGCAGTCATGACATGGATAACCTCGTTGCCTGCTGTGCTAAGTGCAATCAACTCAAATCATCTAAGTCAGAAGGGGTTTTTTTAGCACAACGCTCTACCCCCCCTGTCTTTTCAGGGCATATATCCCCGATGCAGTCCAAACCGATGCCGGACAGTCCATTTACGCTCCGACCTAGTCCGAGTCAATGACAACTAAACCCAAGAAGTCCCAACCGCTACGAGGGGCAACTCAACCGAGGGTTCATAGCCCGCTTCTAAAAGGCGAGTCACGCTCTGGAGAAGTCCTAGAGATGATTGAGCGTCTAAAGATGGACAAGCTTATGCCATATCAGGAGTTCATTCTTAAGCAGATGATGATGATTGATAAGAAAGAGCAATACCGCGTGAAAACTGCACTTCTGTTAATTTCGAGACAGAATGGCAAGTCTCACTTAGGCAGAGTGCGTGTTATCTGGGGCATGTTCTATGGCAACGAGAAGAAGCACATCATCATGTCCTCTAACCGAGCAACCGCCCTCATGACCTTTAGAGAAATCGCATGGATCATAGAATCAACTCCAGAACTTAAGGCAATGACTAAGGCAGTGCGTTATGCCAACGGCGGGGAAAGAATCGAGTTACTTAATGGCGCAACTCTTGACCTTGTCTCAGATACCCGCGACTCAGCTCGTGGTCGTACTGCTGACTTCTTATGGATTGATGAAGTGCGTGAAATATCCGAGGACGGCTATAAGGCTGCAATCCCAACTACTCGCGCTAGAGCTAATGCTCAGACATTTCTTAGTAGCAACGCTGGTGATGCTTTTAGTACAGTGCTTAATTCCCTTGTCGAGCGCGCCAAGGATTACCCGCCAGAAACCTTTGGTTACTATGAGTATTCTGCTCCACAGTATTGCAAGATAGATATTAGATCAGAAGCCTTTTGGCGTGATGCAGTAGCTCCAAGTAATCCTGCACTTGGATTTACTGTCACTCGAGAATCAATCGAGGAAGCAATCGCAACTGCTCCTATTGAGACTACTCGTACTGAGACTTTGTGCCAATGGATTGATTCGCTTCAGAGTCCTTGGCCTCATGGCGTACTTGAGGAGACTAGCGATAACACCTTAGAACTGGCAGTTGGGGCATATACTATATTTGGTTTCGATGTCAGTCCTTCGAGAAGGAATGCATCTTTAGTCGCTGGACAATTACTTCCAGATGGAAGGATTGGCATCGGGATCATGGAGACTTGGAGTTCTCAGGTCGCAGTTGATGATCTAAAGATTGCAGCAGCTATTAAAGGCTGGTGTGACCTTTATAGACCGCGCCTAGTCTGCTACGACAAGTACGCGACTCAATCCATAGCCGATAGATTAAAGCAAGCTGGAGTTATGACCGAGGATGTCTCAGGGCAACAGTTCTATCAGGCATGTGGTGATCTATTAACTGGATTGGTAACGCATAAAGTCGTTCACAATGGGCAAAGCGAACTTGTCCAACAATTCAATAATTGCGCAGCTAAGGTCAATGACTCAGCGTGGAGAATTATAAAGCGCAAATCCGCGGGAGACATAAGCGCCATTATTGGAGTTGCAATGGCAGTAAGCAAGTTAATGCTTCCAGCCCCTAAGCCACAAATTATTACCTAGACACACCTTAGGTGGTATGTCAAATACTTGACATGTGCTACCATTTATGTCTATGGGTCGCATCTTGCAAACATTCGGTCTCCAGTCTAAGCCTCTATTAGAAGCTCAGTCTGCTCCTCAAGTTCTTGGCGAGTATTCACCTTATGCCATGCCATTCCAATATGCTTTTGTCAGCAGAGAAGATGCTCTTAGCGTACCTGCATTGATGAGATGCAGAAATCTTTTAGCGGGAACCATCGGGGCAATTCCCATGGAACTTTACAAAAAATCTACTAATGAAGAACTTGGCTCACCTGCATGGTTAGAGCAACCTTCATATTCACAGCCACGATCTGTGACCATTGCATATACTGTGGAATCGTTGCTCCTATATTCGCAGGCCTTCTGGAAATGCGTTGAGATTTATTCCGAGGATGGCAGGCCGAGCAGGTTTGAATGGATTGCTAACAATCGCGTAACTGCAACACTTGATAGCACTAACACATTTGTAAAATCTTATGCAGTTGATGGAATGACTTTACCAATGGACGGCTTAGGAAGTTTAGTTACATTCCAAAGTCTGCTTCCCGGAATCTTAACTACTGGCATTCAAACAATTCGCGCAGCTATTGATGTGCAAAAAGCAGCAGCGGTCTCAGCTTCTCAACCAATGCCAACTGGAATAATTCGGAACAATGGCGCTGACCTTGATCCTAAAGAAGTCTCTGGGTTATTAGCTGCTTTCAAAAGCGCAAGAAATAATCGCTCCACTGCTTATTTGACTTCTACTCTTGAATATGTTCCTGTTCAATTTTCACCTAAAGACATGATGTATGGTGAGGCAATTCAAAATCTTGCAACTGAGATTGCTCGCTTATGCAATGTTCCAGCAATCTATGTATCTGCTGACCAAAACTCAAGTTATACATACAATAATGTTCAAGACGAGAGAAAACAATTTCTTCAGCTATCTTTGCAGCCTTTTATAAGTGCAATAGAAGATCGCTTGTCTATGGATGATATTACTGCTCGTGGCAATGTGGTGAAGTTCGATATTGATAAGAACTTCTTGCGCACTGACCCAATGCAAGAACTAGCAGTGATTGAGAAACTACTTAGTCTTAATCTTATTACTCAAGAACAAGCTATGGAAATGACTGATCTAACACCTAATGGAAGTCAAGGTATGGAATGAATCAAGTAATTACCTTCTCAGCTGAACTAACAGCTGACTCAGCAAGTCGCACAGTATCAGGCAAAATTGTGCCACTCAATGTTGAAGCAGGCTCAACTAATATGGGCAAAGTTATCTTTGCTTCTGGATCTATTGACATCACAGACCCTAAGTTAATCAAGTTGCTTAGTCAGCATGACACAAAGAAGCCTCTAGGTCGCATGGTCTCATTTAACGAATCAGAAGATGCCATTAACGCAGTTTTCTCTGTCAGTCGCTCCCAGCGCGGTACAGAAGCTCTAATCCTTGCAGAAGAAGGATTGCAGTCAGGATTGAGCATTGGTGCAGAAGTCCTCAAGTCAAAGATTAAGGATGGCGTGACTTATGTATCCGCTGCTCGCTTAGTCGAAGTAAGTTTAGTAACAGAGCCAGCTTTTAAGTCGGCTCAAGTTACTGATATTGCAGCAGAAGAATCTGCTGTAGAAGAATCAACCAAACCAACAGAAAGCGAGACAGCCACCGTGGAAGAAACCACTTCAGCAGTCGAAGCAACACCAGTTGAAGCACCAGCGGTCGAAGCTGCTCGCCCAACTGTTTCAGCAGCATACTTCACAAAGCCACGCATTGAAGTTACAGCGGCTAAGTATGCAGAAAACACAATCCGTGCAGCACTAGGTGATGAAGATGCACGTCAATACCTACGCGCAGCAGATGATACAACAGACAATGCTGGTCTAGTACCAACACGCCAACTTTCTGAAATCATCAACCCACTATCAACAACAATTCGTCCTTCAATCGATGCAATCTCTCGCGGAGTATTACCAGATGCAGGTATGACTTTCGAGATTCCAAAGATTACAGCAGCGCCAACAGTTGCAGATACAGCAGAAGGTGCAGCATTCTCTGATACAGATCAGACAGCAGCATTCTTGTCAGTATCAGTTAAGAAGTACGCTGGACAGCAGACATTCTCTGTTGAATTGCTAGATCGTACATCTCCAGCATTCTTTGATGAGCTAGTGCGCAACATGGCAGCAGCTTACGCAAAGGCCACTAACGCAGCAGTGAACGCTGCTCTTATTGCAGGTGCATCACTAGATGCAACTACAGTAGCAACATACCCAACAGCAGCAGAACTTCTTGGCATTATTGGTCGCGGAGCAGCTTCTGTCTATGGCGCAACAGCAGGACTTGCAAATCCATTTGCTCGCAACATGGTCGTATCGACTGGACAATGGTCAAATTTAATGACACTAAATGACGCTGGACGCCCAATTTATTCAGCAGTCACAAACCCAATGAATCAACCAGGCGTGTCTGTACCAACATCACTTACAGGTAATGTTGCAGGACTTAACCTGTATGTTGATCCAACAAACGGTGGCGATGGCGACGGTACATTACTGATCGTGAACCCAGATTCATACACATGGTATGAGTCACCAACATACCGCCTACGCGCAGAATCAACTGCAGCAGGACAGGTAACAATCGGCTACTACGGCTTTGGAGCAATCGCTACTAAGGTCGGCGCAGGCGCATTCAAGAATAACAAGGCGTAAGCCACACTAAGTCGCTCTAGGGGGTCGGTAGCCCTCCGACTCCCTAGAGTCTTTAGAAAGGAATGGGAATGGCACTTACAACAGTTTCAGAACTCCGAACAACTCTCGGAGTCGGTACTTTGTATACTGATGCCGTCCTTCAAGAAGTCTGTGATGCTTCAGATGCAGTCCTTATCCCAATGCTCTGGACTCCTAATCAATATGCAATCGCTCACAGCAATGTTCCTAGCGTTGGCACTCTTTACTTTAACATTCCAGTTAATAACATTTTTTATGTTGGAGAATCTGTAACAATTTCCAACTGTGGTACAAAATATGCTGGCACTAAAACCATCACGGCAGTCGGCGATTATTCAATTAGCATGGCAACTACTCACACCACAACTGTGAAGTATCATCCTATTGAGCCTTATGGCACTGTTGCTCCAGAGAATTACACAGACTGGACAACTGATACAGCCATTCAGAACGCAGCTTTAATGATATCTGTTGAAATCTGGCAAGCGCGTACTGCGACCCTTTCAGGCAGTAACCTTGTCGATTTCCAGCCAAGCCCTTATCGGATGTCAGCTCAGCTGCTCGCTAAGGTGCGAGGATTGATAGCCCACGCACTAGACCCACGCTCGATGGTGGGATAATGCCAGTTGCTATTACCACACTCAGAACGACACTAGCCACAGCTCTAGTCGATAACTCAAAGTGGCAGACCTTTGCATTTCCGCCTGCCACAGTCTTGGCTAACTCAGTCATTGTTAGCCCAGCGGATGAATACATCACTCCGAGCAACAACGCTCGCAACACAGTAAGCCCATTGGCTAACTTTAAGATTATTATTACTACGCCTTTATTCGACAATGAAGGCAACCTAAACGGCATAGAAGATTTTGTAGTTAGAGTGTTTAACTTACTCGCTGCATCTTCTTTGACCTATAATGTAAGCGCGATAAGCGCACCTAGCGTTCTCAATGCTGCTTCGGGAGACCTACTCAGTTGCGAGATGTCCGTATCAATCCTAACAAGTTGGAGCTAACATGTCACTAACACCAGAGGATTTGGCCTTCTTGAAAAAGATTGGTCAAGTCAGCGAACCAGCACCAAAGCCAGTATCAACCAAGAAAGATGAGGAATAA